GTGTTGACCCAACAAGACGACCAACAAATGGCAGAACTGTTGTTGGTGGATTAGGCAAAGGAGATAAGTTAAGGAATTGGGTAGGAGGAATGTTAGGAGATAACAAGCTCCCTATCATAGGAAGATTTGGATTACCTACAGCTAGTGAAGCTAGGATTGCACAGTACACAAAACCTATAACAAGAAAGGCAGAGGAAATTTCAGACAATGGGTCAGATTATGCTAAAGTATTAAGAGATAGGTGGAACGACAGAGCAGACGATGTGTTTGGCGATGATTTAAGTAGAACAGAAGGGGTTGAAGTTATAACTAGTTTAATAGACAAAGGTGGTATGCCAACAGGAGTAGCTCCAACAATAGCTGATGTAGCAGCAAGACTTCCTAGATTTTGGGATGAATTAACTCCAGACCAAAGAAAATTCTTTACAGATTTAAGAGATGAGATTGGAGTTTACGACCAATATGTAAAAGAAAATAATTTAATATCTGCTTCAAGAGGCGACATAATAGAGCAGGGAAATTTAGCAGATAATATAGACAGAGGGTTTTATATACGAAGAGAAGGTGGCATACGAAAGCAAGGAGATTTTGATTTCGATGATGCAGTATTGTACGACACTTCTGGTAACGCAATAAACAAGTTTGATTACGATGCTCGATTTACTAGTCAAGCTGAAGGTATAGGTTATGTAAATCCAGAAACAGGAGCAAGAGTAGAATACAAAGGGTTTGCTGAAGGAATTAAAAGTCATGCAAAAGATGTTACAGACCATATATCTTCTACATATAGAAGAGAAGCATTAGAAAATCTTAGACCAAATGCTCTTAAACAAAGTATGACATATAAACAATACTACGCAGACCAAGTAGAAAAAGGAGTGTTAAGCGCTGCGCTGGCTAAACCTTTAATTGAATTAAAAAATGTTAGAAATTTATTGAGAGATATAGACAGAGCATTAGGCGACCCTAATGGATTTAAATTTCTTGGCATTGAAGAATCTAATGAAAAGCTGTTAAGAAAATTAGACAATTTTTTAAACGACCCTATGGCTAATCCAGATGAGATCAGAGCAATACTAAAAGAAATCAGAGTTGATGTAAATAAAAGATTGCGTATTCCAATAAAAAATAGAGGGTTGGCTGACCCAGATACTTTAAGGAATTGGGAAGCATTAACAGAAACTATCAATACGCAACGGAGGCAAATCATGCAAAAAACTAATAAGTTAGATCAACAATATTTATCTGCAATGAAAAAAATAGAACAACAATTTAAAAAAGAATTAGATAATTTACCACAGTTAATAGAATATAACGGCATACCTAAAGAAGGGTGGATAGACGATATGGGTAGAGAAATAGAAAAGATTATATTAAACGATCCCTTGTTAATTCCTAAGAAAGAAAGGTTTGCTACAATCAAAGCTATCAATGGTTTGACAAGAGGACTAGGAGCAACTTTAGATTTCTCAGCTAATGGAATTACTTTGTTGTTTGGGTGGGCAAGAAGTCCGTCAGCATGGGCAAGGGCATTTAAAGCTAACTTGCAATCTTTGCGTGACCCAAAAGTTTTAAGTAAACATATGGAATCTTTTAATACAAGATTAAAAAAAGATACAGGATTAGATTTAGATACATTGGTTAAAAATGGATTGCATATATCTGGTGGAGAATTTGAATTTGCTATAAGACAGGCAGGAAGAGGAAGGGTAGCAGGTCTTTCTAAAAAAATAGAAAGAACATGGGGGATAAGGCAAGCTAACAGAGCCTTCTCAAACGCAGGAGATGTAATGAGAATGGAAATGACAAAAAAAGAAATTGAAAGATTGCTGAGAGCTGGAGGAAATATAGATAATATAATAGCTTCTGGGCAGTTAAGAGAAATAACTAATGTTGTTAACAGGGTAACAGGGTTTAGCAGAAAAACTTTTGGTGGAGATTACGGAGAGCTGTTGTTGTTTGCTCCCAGATTTTTTCAGACAAGAATAGAAAATTTATTTAATGGTTTGTATGGTACTGCTAAAAGACCATTTCAAAATGTAGGAGTTGCAGTATCTTTAGAAGAAAGGCTAGCATCGCAAACTCTTATGAGCTTTATAGGGTATGGAACAACATTAACTTTTGCTCTGAACTATGCGTTAGGAAATGAAACAGATTTAAACCCTTATAAGCAAATAACAACAAGTAAAAAAGTAGGGGATAAAACTGTATTTTCTAAAAAATGGATATTTAATCCTAACTTTATGACAGTAAGATTTCAAGATAGAGATTGGAATATATTTGGTACACAGTTAGCAACAGTTAGATTGTTTGCAACTATAGGAAGTGAAGCATATCAGAAAGACCCCAAAGGAGTTATTAGCGCAGGCAGAGGATTATCTTCTCCAACTGTAGCAAGAGCATATGATGTAATATCTGGAAGAACATTTATGGGTAAAGATGCAGACTTGTTAAATTTAAAAGACGGAGAGTATGATCCAAAGACAGCTATGATAAATTTAACAGAGCAGTTCTTTCCCTTTGCTGTACAGGATATGAAATTAAATATACAGGAAGCTGCAGACAAAGTACAACGAGAAGGTTCAGCAGCAGGAATAGCAACAGGAGCAATATCAGTTTTCTCAGACCTAGCAGGAGCAGCTCAAACACCTATGTCGTTAGGAGATTTGTTACAAGATGTGTCCGTTGATACCTTTGGTAAAAATTATTACGACATAGAACCATACGAAAAAGCAATCATACAAGAGTTAATTAAAGATAAAGAAACTCCTTTTAACAAAGAAGCTAAAGAAAGAATATCAGATGCTGACCAATATTATTCCAGATTAGATGAAATTAAAGAAAAAAGATGGGATAAGTTAGAAGAATTAGGAAGAGATGTTGCAATAGGAAGTGCTTTTACTAGTAAATATTATGATATATTAGATTCTTATGGAGAAGAAAAAGGAGCATTAGAGGTAGAGTACAACTCTGATGACATCAATTCTCCTAACCCAGACAAAAAATTAATGGCAGAGTATTATGCGCTGTATGATATGGCTAAAACTAAAGCTGGAAACTTTGACCAAAACTTGTATTCAGTATTAAAGGAAAACTTTTTAAGAAAAGCTACAAAAGAACAGCGAGATTATATAGAGCGAAATAGCAACAAATCTCCTGTACCACCTATGGTTATAAATAAATTAATGGCTTCTGGAAAAGGAGGAGTAACAACTGCTCAAAAGTTATTAAGAGCGCACGCACTAAGGCAAATTGCTTTAAAGAACAAAGGATTAGAAAATTTAATTCCATTGGCTGATAAAAACTTTTACACATATGTTAAGAAGGAAATTAAAAGAGAATGATAATTGACAAATTATAAACAAAATAGGATACTTTACACTAGGAGGAATTTATGGTAACCGAAAATAACGAACAACAATTAAGTTTAGACGGCACAAATACAGAGCCAGCGCCTGCTGTTCCAAGCACAGAAGCGCCTGCTACTGACACACCTGCCGAACCTACAACTACTGACACTACCCCTTCAGAAGTAACAACAGAAACAACACCAGCCGAAGCTCCTGTATCACAGGATGATGGGCAAGTAAGTTCTGAGGAAACAACTGAAGCTACTGCTGAAACTCCAAAGATAGATACTGAAAGTTTGAACAAGCAACTTGAAGAAACTAAAAGGTATCAGGAAAGTTTACAGCAACAGGTAATGCAGTATGAGGTAGAGAAACAACGACAGGCTATAGAGTCCGAAGCTGTACAATACAATAGCGCATTGGTTGAAGGTGGCATGGAACAGGCACAGGCTGACCAGTTAACTCAACAGTTAAAGCAAACAAGAGTTAATGAACAACAGTATACACAGAACATACAAAATTTAGACGCATATTACAGGGGAAAGTTTAATGCAGCTATGGAGATAGGAGAGAAATATGGTATATCTCCTAAAGCACTAATGGCATATGACAATCCACAGGATATGGAGAAACACGCAAGTTCACAATCAGAAGTCACTAAGTTGAAAGCTGAGATAGCGAAACTAAAGAAGGAGCAAGTACCTGCACAGCAGTATGACAATAGTCAAGCTCCAGCAGAAGGTTCGACCAGCGAATCAAGACTTCTTGATAAGTACAACGCAGGGGATAGAAGTCCTGATGCTGTTGCTGCTGCAAAAAGAGTGTTAGGCTTATAAGCAGCAAGGTAACTTGTCCACTTAGGTGGTTTATAAAATAGTTAATGGGAGGGCGAAATGGCTCAAACAGCAACAACAGGTAGTCTGGAAAATGCGAGTAAGATAATTATCGCAGCAGCCAGATATACCGAAGAGCATAATGCTCCAGCGATGGCTCTTATAGAGAGTTTTAGTCTACCTAGTGGCGCAAAACAGGTTACTGTACCAAAAGTAGGACAGATGACAGTTAGCGACTTGACAGATGGTGTAGACATTGTTGACGATGAGGATATCGGAATGACAACAGTTGATCTTACTGCAAGTGAAGTAGGAGCAAAGGTTATCTTAACTGATAAACTTGTTAAAGAACAACAAAACAATGTGTTTACTATAATAGGTAAGCAACTTGGAGATGCTATGGCTAGGAAAAAAGACACAGATGTACATTCTTTGTACAGTTCACTTAATGGTGGAACAACTGTGGGAGCAGCTACCAAGTACATGAAATCTAGTAACGTACATGGAGCAATAGCTTATGCTAAAGCAAACAAGTTTGGTAGTGATGTATATATACTTCATCATCCAAACTCAGTAGCATACTTATCTAAGGAAGCAGCAACTGTGGCAGCAGCTGCAACTAATGCAATTCCTGATGGATATTCTGCTGATTTATTAAAGAATTTCTGGAGTGGGTTACGACCTATGAACAATGTACCAATCTTTGAAGATGGTAACTTAGCTGTTGATTCATCAGATGATGCAACAGGTGTTATTGCTTCTAAGGGAGCTATGGCAGTTCTTAATTCGGTTGAAACCAGACAGGAGAGGCAGAGAGATGCCTCACTTAGAGCGACAGAAGTTGTTATGACTTCAGACTATGGAGTATTCGAGTTAGATGATTCCAAAGGCGCAGGTCTTATCTTTGATGCAGCAGCATTAGCAACTAACAACTAATGATTAATGGAGGAATCATATGGTCAATCATTTGTACGGAAACAGAAACAAACCTTTGCGAAATGAAATTAATAGGCAGAGGAAAGAAATGGGAATAGATAAGTTTGAAGGCTTGTTGCCAGATTGGCAGGGCAAGACTACATACTATAATCATATCCCTAAGTTTAACAATGAAGGGGATTTGGCAAAGCCTTGTGGCTCTGCTTATCCTAACCAGCCAAGTGATCCTTCAACGCAACAAAGACGAGGAAATATTGGGTTATTCCCAATAGAGTGGGATGGCAAATGCAGACTTGAAGTTCAAGGTAAACCTTGTGTATGCAAACCCACAAAAAATAACAAGAAAACAGAAGTTACTCCAAAGGAAATGCCTGTAGTTCAGGAAATAACTATGGTAGATACTGAGGAGTAATTCTGTATTCCAGTATAAGTGTAACGATTGACCGAGCTTATGCGAATTTATTTATCGGTTGATCCTAGAGGCACGACCTCTAGCAGTTAAATAGGAGGATATCATGGCATATCCAGTAATAATACAAGGTCGATATGGCGATGAGAAAGTTACTTCTTCAACAAAGAAGAACAGGATCGGAGCTAGAATGGTATTACCAGATGGTAGTGAGTTCGTTTATGCTTATGCAGGCGAAGCAATTACTGCTGGAAAGGTAACTATGCAGGCACAAACTGCATCAGACCATATTAAGGACTTAGCTGTAGCAGCAGCAGTATCAGCAGGAGCAACTCAATTAACAGTTACTAATGGTGGTTCTACTGCAATAACAGCATCAAGTTCTTACACAGGTACAGGCACAGCTGTCGGTACTTATGAAGATGGTTATCTGTTTGTAAATGATGCTGATGGCGAAGGTCAGGCATGGAGTATTAAAAATCACTCTGCAGCATCAACAGGCGCAACCATAACTATTAACCTGTTTGATACAGACAAAGTAGCAACAGCTCTTACTACCTCATCACAAGTTGGTTTACTTAAAAACCCACACAATGGTGTAGAAGTTTGGGATGTTAATGACATTGATGGTATCGCTGCAGGTGTTCCAAGATGTGATGTTACAGCTAACTATTACTTCTGGAATCAGGTTAAAGGGTTTGCATCAGTTCTGACTAACGGAACAGTTGTATTAGGTAAAAATGTTATGACAGGTTCTACTACTGATGGTTCTGTAGATGTTGTGGCAGACGACTCTAGTGCTGAGTTTATACTTGGTGGAGTTGTAGCTGTTGGAGCAACTACTGAATATTCAGGAGTATGGCTTAACATAGGAGCTTAATATTGCAGTTCGTAGGGTCTGAAACTTACGATAGAAGATTAATACTGCCTCTCGGAGTAACTCTTTTGGGAGAGAAAGGAGCAGGCAGTATTAAATCATTGTCATTTAGTTTTTACGATTCAGTTACAGAGCGCAGGTCTGTGTTACACAATGTGCCTTACATACCTAACGATGCTTATTCAGCTAATGCTATTGAAACTATGATAGGAGAAGCACACGAAACATGGTTAGCTAAAGTAA